ATGTCATTAATGACCACCGATCAGCGGGTGGCGGCCAATGTACGAGCAGAACTTGCGCGTCGACGCGTCAACCAGCAGGCGCTCGCTACCGCCATGGGCATGGGGCTCATGTCCATCTCGCGGCGGATGTCCGGTCAGGTGTCGTTCTCAATTGCCGAGCTTTACCGGGTGGCCGAGATCCTCAAGGTCGATATCTCGGCGCTCATTGCGCTCGACCAGGCGGTGGCCTCGTGATGGGTCCGGCGGTGGTCATCATTGTTGCGTCGGGGGCGGCGCTGGCTGTCCAAGCGTCGACAACGGATGAACGACTCCAGGCTTTCGCAGGTATAGCTGTGCTCGCGGTGATCGCGCTTCTAGCGCTTGGGTCCGTCGTACGCGAGCTGGTATCTCACATACAGGCAACAGCCCTGGAGGTAGCAGCTCGGCGAGGCCAAGTTCAGCGACTTCCACTCGCAATCGCTTCCGACGCCACCGGCCAGGGTGAGGCGACCAGGTGACGATCAACGCCGCGCCCCGAGTCTTCGCCGGATCGACGTTGGCGCCGACTCCCACGATGACTGATTCTCCAGCCTTCACGACGGAGACCGCATACCCCCAATTGCTCGGCTCAAGCTCGATCGCTGGATCGCATTTCGAGCCGAACACCTTCACGTCGAAGGCGTCGCCGTCTCCAGCGTTGATCAGCGCCACCCGCGCTACCCGCGTGGGACCGTCGCCCACACCGCTGGATTCTCCCCGGTTGGGCGTTAGACGCGCCTCGAGCCGTAGGACTGGTCGGGGCCTGTCAAACCACCGTAGGAGCAACGTGATGAGAGCGGAGACGATTGCCGCCGTTGGGATGACGCCGAGCCAGTCAAGCCATGTCATGCCCGGACAGTACTGCCCTACCGAGGCGCGGTGCTGGTTCCGGCGCGCCGGAACCAGCGCGCGGCCATCAGACGCCAAGCCCTGCCCGCCAAGACTGCCCCGCCCGCCAAGCAACTGAATAAGGAAATACCCCAGCGGGCCGGGCTCAATTTCCCGCCAAGAAAATCCACACCCGGACCGCTGGGGCCACTGCAACCAGGATAGGAGAACCTGGCATGTCCCACCGTATCCCCGATAGATATCAGCGTGTCGGCGGCGTCCGCGCGGCCATCATGCGACACGCATTTTGGACGGTCGCCGCGCTAGCCCTCGTCTACGCGCTGGTGATGCTATCCGCGCACCAATACCCGCAATTCGTCATCTGCATGGCACTCATGGTGGCCGCGTCCTGCATCGATCTACGGGTGCACCGTCGTGGCCGGTACCGCGATCGCGCCGGGGTGCTGCTGCTAGTCGCCGTAATGGCCATCGTTGTCACTGGCGTGTTCGCGCAGGTGGGGGTGAACGCATGAGTCTCACATTCGATCCCGCGCCCGAATTCGACTCGGCCATGGCCGCATTCGATAGGGCAGAGCAGGCATGCGCCCTAACAGCTGGCGATGTGACCCTGCGTGCTGACATCGCCGAACTGCTCGAAGCGCTGCCGATGCGCGAGCGACGGCGGGCGTGGGTCCAAGCTGCTGAAGACGCCGGTACGGACCCGCGAAACTTCTGGTCCTCGTTCAGTGGTGTGGCCACCGAAGCTGCGCTTGCGGACTTCTTCACCGATCGGGACGCACGGCCTACGGCTAGCGCCGTGCTCATGGAGGCGGTCTAATGCAGAAGCCCACCAAGGCATTTGCCGACATGGTGCTTGAACTCGCGGACAAGCTAGAAGCAGTCCTTAACGAGATGTACTCGGACGGCCACCTTGTCCCGGTGTTTGTCAGCCCGGAATCGCTGCGTGCGTTGGCGCGAGACATCACGCAGAGCGTCGAGCACGGTGGCCACGACTTTAGCGACGGCCAAATAGATGTGGATGAGGTGGGCTCGTGACTGGCGACCAGCCGCTCGGTGAGTATCCCCCGATCGGCAGGTTCGATCTGGTTCCGATGGAGCTACGGGTGCGAGCGGTGGTGGCCGCGCAAATGACGTGCGAAATGCTTGCCCGATTCATCGGCGTTGATCTAATTCCCGATTTCACAGAGGATTTCGCGGCGCTTCTGCACGTGCCCGTGACCCCTAACAACTAGCAGGGAGACCCTTCATGTCACGTTCAGAAGACCCGAACCTTGTTTGGCTGGAACTCGCGGCCAGCGCAACAGGCGAAATCCATTCCATCACTGGCGATTCAATCGACATCTGTGGGCAGTTCACCCCTGGTCAGGCATTAGTTGTACGTCCTGGCGCAAGGGTATTCGTCATCACTGTCGATGACGCAGACGAATTCCTTGACAATCTCACTGCCGACGCCGCCGAGAAGGCCGCCGCAGCAGCGGCATTCGATACCGCCCAATCCGTCGCCGACAAGGTTATTAAGGCCGCCAAGATGGCTGTCGGACGCGCTGCCATGCTCCCCAGTGACGGCGCCCAGACAGTCGCGGATGCGGTAATCCAGGCGGCCAACGCGGCCAAACGGGGCAACAAATGAAATTCGCGATGGATACCGATCTGCTCGCTGAAACCATCACGGCGGCAATCAGTTCTCTACCGGCGCGGCCAACGTCCCCGGTCCTGGGTGGGGTGTTGGTTGAGGTCGGTATCGGCTCGGTCACGATGTCGAGCTTCAACTACGAGCGCGCCACCAAGCGCACCGCCGCCGCGATGGACGTTACCGAGCCTGACACAGCCGTGGTGTCAGGAAAACTGCTGGCCGCGATCGGCGGGAACCTGCCCCGCAACAAGGACGCCACCGTTGACGTGAGCGGGCAGGAAATGGTTATCACGGCGGGCCGCACCGCGTTTCGTCTACCGCTGCTGCATGGCGAGGACTTCCCCGAACTGCCGATCATGAAGCCCCGAGAGGATGCCATCGGCACGGTTGATGGCGACACGTTCGCCGAGGCCGTACAGGTCATCGGCGCCTTGGCCTCCACCGAAGAGCAACCCGCCAAGCTGACCGGAATCAATCTCACGTTCAGCTCAGATGGGTTGTGGCTGTGCGCCACTGACCGTTACATCGTGGGTAGGCGCCGTCTGGACTGGAATGGCAGCGTCCAGACGCAGACTCTTGTACCGGCTGCTGACCTGCTGGCTACGATCAAGGCCGCAGCCGGTTCTGCGCCGGAGAACATCGAAATTCTGTTGCGTGGCAGCTCAATGTTCGGCCTGCGCACCCCATCAACCACAGTCATGACGCGTTGCCTGGCTGAGGAATTCCCTGCCATGGAAACGGTGCTGACCCCGGCTGTCTATGCGGCCACGTCCACGGTGGCCACCGCCGAACTCGCGGACATGCTGCGCCGGGCCTCGTCCATCGCTGATGACGGCAACGCCCAAATCGATATCGAGGTTGACGCTGGGGGCCTGGCGGTCACCACCACCAAGAGCGCTACCGGCAAGGTCAACGACAGCATCGCCGCTGTGCACCAGGGCGATTACCGCCGCGTCGCTCTGTCGGCTCGGCGCCTCAATAGCGCCCTGTCGGTGGTCGATGACCACGAGGTCACCTTGGGATTCCGCGAGACCGGCCAGCTGGTGAGCATCCATCCCGGCGCACTGGAACGCACCGACAACCCCGTTGATCTGCTGGCGTGCAACAACTTTGCACTGCTCATCGGAATCCGCGGGGCGTGATGGCGACCGCAACGGCGCCCACTGGCGCCTCCGAGTTCATCTACCGCTTCTACGCCCAACAGCGCGGCAAGTGCGACGGCGGCTGTGGATTCCAACTCAAACCAGGCGACCTCGTAACGAGGCGCGGCAACGAATTCCGTTGCGAAACATGTGCAGAAAGGTGGAAATGATGGGCGAGCGGCGACGCATCAACCTGGACGCGGCCGAGCAGAGGCTCGGCGGCGATGAGTTCGACGTGAAGACCGCAACAGCGATGGCGCTGATCGATATCGCCGAATCGCTGCGGGACATCTACGACGCCATGCCGTCAAGGTGGGGCTAGCGATGACCGACGACGCTACCCGCTTCTTCTGGTCCTGGCTTATCGGCTCGGCTGCGTTCTCCATCCTCGGCGTGGTCACGCACGCAGTGCTCGGCAATGCACGCTCATCGCTGATCGCCTCGGTGCTCGCGGTCGGCATCGTGGTAATCCAGCTGTGCGCCACCTACGGCGTGCACGCCTTGGTTCAGGAACGCATCACCGGCGCCGCATACCGCTGGGCGCTCGCGATCGCAATTGCACTCGCGCTCGGCGCGTTCGTGCTCAACTTCGTTGCCCTACAAGACCTGGTGATCACCTGGGCAGGGACCGCGCCCGCGATCGCCTGGATTGTGCCCCTGATCATCGATCTGGGTATGACAGCGAGCACCCTGGCGATACTGGCGCTCACCGAAGCTCAACGCACCGAGCAGCTGCACACACCCGCGCACCCTGACGCACAAGCGGCGCCGTCCGTTCATGTCGAGGTGCACAACACCGTGCACGCCGACGCGCACGCCGCGCAGGACAGCGCGCACGCTGCGCACGGCGATGCGCACCTAGTCGCCGCGCAACGCATCATCGCGCAAGGGGCGGTGCGTATCGAGGCGGAACGGATCGCGGCGGTGCTGGCCGTGCACGCCCAGGGCGTCAACTCCGCGAGCATCATCGGACGGCGAACCAACGTCCACCACAAGACCGTGCGCCGCATCTTGGACGCAGCATGACGGGGCAGCTGGAGCTACTGGCCCGGTGCGCACTGCCGGGCTGCCCTGACGTTGTGGCAGCGGCGGGCGACGTGTGCGCGGGCTGCGTCCAAGCGTGCGGGCCGTACCTGGCGCGCCGCGAGCCCCGCCCCGAGGTAACACCCGAGCAGATCGCCGACGAGCTAGCCGAGCGTGACCGGGGAACCATCGCGGCCTACGCGGCCCAAGCCGCCGTGGTTGCCGACGTAGACCCCGCCGTTGAGTGGTTGGCCAAACGGCGCGTTGAGAAACACGTCACGGTCCACCCGGAAGTGCTCAAGGTGATCGAGGCTGTCGAGGTCCGCAAGCCCAACCAGCTGTGCTGGCTGTGCGAGGAACGCCGCGCATGCACCCACCTTGATGGGCGCTGGGAGTGCGACAAATGCCGGGGCATCCAATGACAACGGCCAGAGGCGGTGTCAACGATGGCGCCTAACGCCCCTACGGCCTTGGTGCGCCGCATGTTCGCGCTCTTCCATCTGGGCGGCGTGCAGCAGAAGCGAGCCGATCGGCTGGCTGTCGCGTCTTACGTCACCTGGCGCCGTATCGGCACGACCGATGACCTCACCGAGGCCGATATCAAGGCCGTCGTCGCGACGCTGGAGTACTGGCGTTTGGCCGGCCAAATCGAGTACCGGTGCCGCCGCATCGCCGAATCAATGCAGGAGGTGTCGGCGTAGATGCTCGCATTCGAGGATCGCCGGAAGTGGACCCGGCTGGTATTGCGGATGCCCAGCGCTGAGCTGTCGGCGTCGTGCAAGACGGTCCTGCTGGCGCTGGAAAGCTACGCGGACTACCGCGACGGCACCGGGGCGCACCCCGGCGAGGAGAACCTGTCCAAGGCCGCTGACGTAAACGTGCGCACCGTACGGCGGGCGCTAGCGACTGGGCGCGCTCTGGGGCTGATTGAACAGACCTCGGCAGCAAACTCAAAGGCGGGCAAGGCAGCCGAATACAGCCTGACCCTGCCGGGCGGCGCAGCCGTTACGACCGGACACCCGAGTCCTGTGGACAACTCCACGACCGGACACCCGAGTCCTGTGGACAACTCCACGACCGGACACCACAGTCCTGTCGAAACAGTCCACGACCGGACAAATGCGACGCCACGACCGGACACTGGTGTCCTCCCACCTAAGCCCTACACCAATAACCTAGGGGTGTTACGTAACTCGGGTACGTCACCAGAGCCGCGCATCACCGAGGACACGCACCCCGAGCCTCCCTCGCGGTTCTGTGATGAGCACCCGATGGGAACTCGGGGCAACTGCGGCAATTGCGCAAACGCGCGAACTGCCTTCAACGCCTGGCAAGCCCACCAAGCCGTCCGCGATGTCGAAATCGCCCAGGCCGATACCCGGCGCCGACACGAGCAGCGCGTCAACTGCCCGTGGTGCCACGGCACCAACGTCCGCGACATCGGCGATGACCTCGTGGAGAAATGCGACCACCAGAGCCCGCCACAGGCCCGTAGAACCCTCTCGCTGGTGCCACCACTGCCGGGCGGGCCTGAAAACGTCAGGGCGGCGCAATGAGCGCCCATTCCGGCCGCACCGAGGCCGACGAGCCCACCACGTTCGAGCGCGGCCCTGGTAGGCGGCGGCGCAGCGCACCGGGGCCGGTCTACGCCGCCTACGCCGTGACGGGAGCCCTCAACCGGCCATGTCCACGGTGCGGAGCCAGACCGCACCAGTACTGCCACGCCCCAGACGATCCCGGCCGCGAAAGCAAAGGCCCATGCATGCAACGACTCTCAGAGAGGCAAGAGAGCTGATGACGACCGAATGCCGCAACAAAGCCTGCAAGCGGGCCTCACAGCTGTACCTGTGCAACGACTGCACCACCGTCCTGCGCAACATGCTCGACCAGGTACCCGACCTGCTGGCCGAACTCGACGCCCGCATTCAGAAACTCGACCGCGTACCGCACGGCACGATCGGGCGCACCCGTGGCCCCTCGGACCTGAACGTCATGGATTTTGAGGCCGCCGAGACCGCCCGTGAAACCCGGAAGATGCTGCGGCGCTGGGTTGAAACTGTCGCCGCCGAGCACAGCGGACGGCGCCCGCCCGGCCTAGACACCGTGGAGACCCGCATGTTCGCCCGCTGGCTACAGGTCAACGTCGAGGCCATCGCACGCCTGGACATCGCCGGAAAGATCTACGACGACATCAAGGAACTCATCGGTTCCGGCGACAAAGGCGGCACACTCGTACGGGCTATCGATCGCCGCGAACGGCACTTCGCCGGATCGTGCCCAACCGTCACAGGGTGGGACGCTAATGGTCGCGTCATCGAATGCGGAGAAATCCTCTACGACGAATACGGCAGCAGGACAATCGATTGCCCCGCCTGTGGCCAGGAAATCGACGTAAAACGCAACCAGGTAAGGGCGCTGGCCAGCCGCGACCTCATGCCCGCAGACACGCTGCTGGACGCGCTGGCCAACGCCGGGGAATCAGTGCAGGCCGACCAAATCGAGCGCTGGATAGCCATCAAACGACTACGCCCACGCGGCTACATGCACCAAGGAAAGTTCGTCAAAACCCGTGTGCAAGAGGCAGATAACGCCCTGTACAGCTTCGAGACCGCCCGCCGACTGCTACGAAAAGACAACCGAAGTAACAAACGCCGGAAACAGCAGGCCATGAAATGAGTGAGCGATTCGGCAGGAAGCCTTAGCGCTACATGCGAAGATTGCTACATGATTGAAATCTGGGGAGCTAGGTACGCTGCGGGGAAGAATGTAGCGACAACGATGAGAATCATATACTGGCTTACGGCCGCCCAATATGCCATTCTCGTTGCCGCGTTTATCCTTCTCGCAGTATTCAATGATGGACCGGCGTACAAAGCCGGTACTTTTATGTTCTTGGGATTCTTCATACTGATCTTGATCACCAGTGCTGCCACGGGAGTACTGGCAATCATCTTAGAAAGTGCCGAAAAGCAACCGGTAGAGGAGCCACCGTCTACTGCCTGGGAGATAATAAAGAGCCCTTCACCCATGAATCTAATGCCTGTAGCGATGTTGCTGCCTATGCTCGCAGCTGCAAGCTGGTTGATCGGTGACTGGGTGTTCAGGCGAGTGCACTGGCCCGCAATAGCTATCGTTGTCCTTATTCTGGCGGTTGTGGTGGTGACCGGCTCTCTACATGTTCGCTGCTTGCGGCGGGTGTGGCGACGTATGGATGGAGAGGTCAAGAAAGGCGCCGATCTATTCCGCGACTTCGACTGGTCCCTTATTGAAGCCGACGATAAGGCTCGATTCAGGGAGAAGTATCCAAATAAGTACTGGAAGTACCCGCAGGATGCGTCTTGTGACGCGGAGATTACTTGCTTTATTAGGCGGGCGCGCGGCCTACACTCCCGTATGCAGTTGCTTAGCGCAATTATATCCCTGGTAATTGCCCTTGCAATCACTGAACTATTCAAACGAACAGTTTCCGCGTGGGTTCAAATAGCTGGACATAACGGCAGTACACCTGTTGCGATGGGCGTCACCTTCGCGTTGTTCGCTATCATCATGTTTTTCCTGCTCCCGTTTTATCTCCAGCGGCGAGCCACCCGCTATGACGAGTTGCGCAAGGACTACGAGAAGTACCTCGAAAAGAGCGCAAAGGACAAGATCGAGGACAGCGCCGCTGGCGGCTGATGAGACCTCAGGCCAGGGACAGTCCGGCACGCCCAGACCATCACGGGAACTCACCAGAAAACACGGGAACTCACCAGGGAAACACGCCGTTCGTCCGTACGCGTTCGGATAAGTCCATCCTGAGCTGCTAGTATTCCGTTTCGAGTCGCTACCCCCATGCCCGAACCCCTTCGGAGCTGGGGGTTTGTTCATTTCCAGCTAACGTCAGTGGAGGTGAGATGACGACCGTTCAACGCAACACCACCACCCGCGACAAGCACCGGCGCATCATCAGACTCGGGCTGGCGCCAAGTCCGTTCGGGCGGCACCCGGCCTGCTATCACTGCGGCGAGGACATCGACTACGACGCCCACCACCTCGACCCGCGCAGCTTCACCATCGATCACCTCAAGGCGCTGGCCAAAGGCGGAACCGACACCCTCGACAACATCGTGCCCGCGCACCGTGGATGCAACCGCAACAAGTCCGACAAAGACCTTGACGAGCTGCTACCCGGTGGCGTCACGTTCGTGACCGAACGCTGCTGGTGGTAGGGCGATGGACGAACGACGCGCCGACGCATATCAGAGGCTCGATGAAGTGGTTCGCGAACTGACCGCGATCACCGAAGACGAAAGCGACGACGGCCAGCCCCGATACACGGCCACCGATTACGTGCTCATCGTTGGTGCGCAGACAATCGACAACGACGGCGATCGCGTCGGATACGTCACCGTCTATCCGCAGGGCGGTTCGCAACCGTCGTACATCACCACAGGTCTTGTCGCCCAGGCCCAAGGATTCCTCGCGGCCTCGCCCGCTGACTGATCGAAAGCTGGACCGACCCCCTGGGGGACTGGACCCGAGGGGTCCGGCGCCCGCCCCTCATGGCTTAGGCGACCGCCCCCCCTGGCCGATTTTATTTCGGGGTCGTTGGCCCCTGTGAAATCTCGTTTTTTGTTGACCACTAGGGCGATTCGCCGAGGGTGAAACCGGCTGACCCGTATTTCGCTTCGGCACAGGCGATCTGAGAGCCCGAAAAGGAGGCCGTCATGCAACTTACGCCCGTCGATTCCGCATCAGGCGGCGCACCGCTGCCTGCTGGACTGACCGAGGATGGTTCAGGCCAATCGCTGTGGCGCTCCATCGTGGACGACTACACGCTACGGCCCGATGAGCTGCGGTTGCTGGCCGATGCGTGCGAGCTGGCCGACCGTATCGACTACCGCAAGCAGCGCGCTGACGAGCTGCACCGCGAGGTGGGCGAGAACCTGCTTATCCGTGGTTCGACTCGCCAGCTTGTCAGGAACCCGCTGATTGATGAGGCCCGGCAGGAGTTGGCTGAGCAGCGCAAGGACCGTATCGCGCTCAACGATCTACTAGCCCGGCTCAAGCTGCCGGATCTGGACCCCGACCGCGACGGCGACGACCAGGGCCGTGACGGCGCCAGCTCCGCTGCGAAGCGATCGGCCTCGGCGTAATGGCGACGCGGCGCCACTCACGCCGCCCGGCCGGGGCGAGTCATATCCGCGTGGTCAGTGACGACGAGCGCGCACCCGCCCCGGCACAGACCGACCCCGAGCCGTCCCCGAGCGATGGCGCGGGGCAATCGCTCGAGGCCGCGACGGCGCCTGCTGACGGTCAGATGTCGCTGGCCGATGCGGTCGCCGGTGGCGACTATCAGCAGATTTTGCAGGCCCAGGCGCGGGACATCATTCGGGACCTGGCGGCGGCGAGCGGGGCGTCTAAGGCCGCGCTACACGGGCGCTTGATGACCATCTCCAAGGAAATTGAGAGCCTGAAAGCGGCGCCGGGCGGCGAAAAGTCCGTAGTGGCAACCACCGACGATGAGCCCTGGGACAGCACGGCTCTCTGAGGTCGCACGGCACGTCATCGCCCCGGCCGGGATCGTTTCGACCGGCTGGCCAGCGGTGCGCGACACCTGCAAGCGGCTCGGTTGGGAGTTCGACGGCTGGCAGGACGGCGCGGGCCGCCTGATCCTCGGTAAGCGGGCCGATGGCCTGTACGCCGCCGACACGATCGTGTTGTCCATCCCGCGCCAGGTCGGCAAAACCTACCTGGTGGCGTGCATCATCTTCGCGCTATGCCTGATCCACCCCGGCTTGACGGTGATCTGGACAGCACACCGAAAGACCACTGCCGCAGAGACTTTCGAATCGTTCGCTGGGATGGCGGCACGCCCCAAGGTCGATCCACACATTGAAGCGGTCCACCGTGCGCGCGGCGATGAAAAGATCATGTTCACCAACGGGTCACGAATCCTGTTCGGCGCCCGTGAATCTGGCTTCGGTCGCGGATTCTCCGACGTGGACATCATCGTGTTCGATGAGTCGCAGATCTGTACCGAAGCTGTCCTGGAAGATATGGCCGCAGCGCAGAACGTGGCCGAGAACCCGCTGACGTTCATGATGGGTACACCGCCGAGGCCCAAAGACCCCGGCGAAGTGTTCACCATGCACCGCCAAGAAGCACTCGACACGCTCACCGACGAGACCGCACGCGAGACCAACGAAACGGCATACATCGAGTTCTCGGCCGATCGGGGATGCAACCCGATGGAGCGGGCGCAGTGGGCCAAGGCCAATCCCTCATTCCCGCACCGCACTTCCGAGCGCGCCATGTTGCGTCTGCGTAAGAAACTCAAGTCGTTGGAGTCCTGGCGCCGTGAGGCCCTGGGCATCTGGGATGAGGTCTCGGTACATCAGCCCGTGGTCACGCGGGAGGCGTGGGGCGAGCTGATCGACGTAGGCCCCGGCCACCGGATTGCCCCGGACGGTATCGGTGTCGATATGTCCCACGGGCTACAAATCTCGGTCAACGCCTGCTGGATCGAAGATGAATCAGCGCACATCGAAGAGATTTGGGCCGGAACCGATGTGGCAGCGGCGACCGCCTGGACCGCCAAGGCAGCGGGCCGACGAATCGAGGTCGTGATCGATGACCTGTCGCCAGCGGCGCAGATGATCCCCGGCCTAAAGGCCCTCGGGGTCAACGTCCGGCGATCTACTGCCCGAGACATGACCAAAGGCTGCGGACTGATAGCGAGCCGCATCAAGGCCCACACGCTCACCCATGGCGACCAAAAGTCTGTCACGTCAGCCATTCTCAACGCCATCCGCCGAAAGATCGGTGATGCCGGTGGCTGGGGCTGGGACCGGCGCGACTCAACGGTGGTCATCCACCCGATCGTGGCCGCAACCCTGGCGCTGCTGGCCGCGACAACCAAACGTAAACCCCCAGCGGGCGACAGCTCGCGAGGACGAGAGGCGGTGGTGCTGTGAAGGTTTCAAAGATCACCCTTCCGGACTTCACGAACGATGAAAATGCCTTGCTGAACGGGCTTTTACAGCAGCTGGCCGACTGCCAGCCGAACAACTATCTGCGCGCCTCGTACTACGACGGCAAGCGCGCCATCAAGCAGGTGGGCGAGGTAATCCCGCGCCAGTACTACAAGCTGGGGCTAGTGCTCGGATGGTCGGGCAAGGCCGTGGACGTGCTGGCCCGGCGCTGCAACCTCGACGGCTTTGTCTGGCCAGGTGCAGATCTCAATTCATTGGGTTACCAAGAGGTTTGGGACGACAACTTCTGGGGCGCCGAATCTAACAGTGCGATTATCTCGTCACTGATTCACGGTCCGGCCTTCCTGATTAACACCGAGGGTGGCGCCGGTGAGCCTAAGTCGCTGATCCACGTCAAGGACGCGCTCAATGCCACCGGCGAATGGAATGCGCGTACGCGCCGTTTGAACAACCTCTTGTCAGTCATTGCGTGGGACGACGATTCGCGGCCCCGAGAACTCGCGCTTTACCTGCGAAACAGAACGGCAGTGGCCAGGAAAGACGGGCGGCGCTGGGAAGTTCAGTGGAACGAACACACGCACGGCGTGCCCGTCGAGGTATTGGTGTACAAGCCTCGGGTAGGGCGACCGCTGGGGTATTCGCGTATCTCACGGGTGGTGAGGTCGATTCACGACCGCGCGCTGCGTGAACTAATACGCACAGAGGGGCACGCGGACGTATTCAGCTATCCCGAGCTGTGGATGCTCGGCGCCGACACGTCCATATTCAAGAACCCAGACGGCTCGCTCAAGCCCTCGTGGAAAGTGATGCTCGGGCGGATCAAGGGCATCCCGGACGATGAGAAGGCGATCGACCAAAAGAACGCCCGCGCCGACATCAAACAGTTTCAGGCCGCGAGCCCACAACCACACATCGACCTACTACAACAGTGCGCCAACGAGTTCGCGGGTGAAGCTGACCTGCCGGTCTCGGCGCTCGGGGTGCAGGCCAAGACCAACACCACGACCGTCGACGGCTCCGACAACGCCGAAAAGCAGCTCACCGCCGAAGCCGAAGGCGCCACCGATGACTGGTCACCGGCATTTCGCCGGTCCATGATGCGCGCGTTGGCCATCAAGAATGACATGCCTGAAATCCCGGCTGCCCTGCGCTCATTGGACACCAAATGGCGTAACCCCGCCTACATCTCACGCTCCGCACAGGCCGACGCTGGCCTCAAACAGCTCTCGGCCATTCCGTGGCTCGCTGAGACCGAGGTCGGCTTGGAACTGCTGGGACTTTCGAGACAGGACATCGACCGCGCCCTGGCCGACCGTGACCGCGCCCAGCGCGCCCGCCAGGTCACCTCACTGGTGGACAAGCTCACCGGCGCCCCGATCCCCGACCCGGCGCCGGGCACCGCCGAGCAGGCCGCGCAACAGGCGATCGGCAATGGTTCACGCGGTCTCTGAGTTTCAGGGACTGCTCGCGGCCCTGGGCGCCGAGCAGGCCGCCCAGCTCGCGCGGCTACTGGCGCGCACCGACCGGCTCGACCAGGGCGAGCTGCTGGCATTCATCACCGACGCCTACCCCGAGACCATCGCACCGTTCCTGAGTGCCGCCGCCGCCCTGACAGCCCAGTGGTACGACGAACAGCCGACCACCTCGACCTACACCGCCGCGCCCGCCGAACTCACC